GCTTTCTTTTCCCGACTGCGAGAGATCAAGCAGATGGGAGGCAAGTACGGAGAAGAACGGCGGAGAAAACTGGATATACACCTACTACCAGGGAATTAAGGACGGCACCTACCTTGTAGGCCGCTGGATCATGCTCTTATATGGCTATCTCATCAAAGGACTGCAGGATCGGCAGTTCTTTTTTGATGCCAAGAAGGCCACAGCAGCCGTCCAGTACATGGAGGAGCACACATTCCACACCGAGGGGCCTCTCGCTCCCGGGCGAATACATCTGGAGGTCTGGCAGAAAGCTATGATCTCCGCCATATACGGCATCGTGGACGCTGAAGGCCATCGCCAGTTCCGGGAGATCTTGCTGCTGGTCGGAAGAAAGAACGGAAAGAGCATCGTGGCGTCCGGGAATGCAAAATACACCTTCCTGAAGGACGGCGGCTATGGTGCAAGGGTGTTCTGCGTGGCTCCGAAACTTGAGCAGGCGGACATCGTTTACAACAACGTCTGGCAGATGGTTCAGCTGGATCCAGAGTGGCAAGAGCTGAAGGCAGCCATCGCGGCCAGCAAGGACGAACACAACCGGCGGACAATGGATGACTCCGAGCTGACCAGAAGGAGACAGGGCGACCTTTACCAGCCGAGCACAAACAGCACGGTGAAGAAGATCGCGTTCTCCGCGAAGAGGTCCGACGGCTTCAACCCTTCGCTGACCATCTGCGACGAGATCGCGGCGTGGGAGGGCGACAAGGGACTGAAGCAGTACGAGGTCATGAAGTCCGGCATGGGTGCAAGGCCTGAGGGCATGATCCTCAGCTGTACAACATCCGGCTATGTGAACGACGGTATCTTCGACGAATTGATGAAGCGCTCCACACGGTTCCTTCTGGGAAACTCGAAGGAGACTAAGCTCCTGCCATTCCTCTACATGATCGACGACGCGGAGAAGTGGAACGACATCAACGAGCTGAGGAAGGCAAACCCGAACCTCGGCGTCTCCGTGAGCGTAGACTACATGCTCGAAGAAATCGCCATCGCAGAGGGAAGCCTTTCGAAGAAGGCGGAGTTCATCTGCAAGTATTGCTGCCTGAAGCAGAACAGCTCACAGGCATGGCTCTCCACGGAGACCATCGGCAAGTGCACCGGAGAAGAAGTCAAGCTGGATCAGTTCAGGAACTGCTACTGCGTGGGAGGCATTGACCTCTCCCAGACGACCGATCTCACCTCCGCGTGTGTGGTGATCGAGAAAGAAGGGAAGATGAACGTGCTCGCGCACTTCTGGCTCCCGGCGGAGAAGATAGACGAGGCCACGGCGAGAGACGGGCTCCCTTATAGGGCCTACATCGCCAGAGGGCTGATGTCGGCGTCAGGCGACAACTTCGTGGATTATCACGATGTGTTCAACTGGTTCCGGGATCTGGTGGAGAAGTGGAGCATCCTGCCGCTAAAGGTGGGGTATGACCGCTACTCCGCTCAGTATCTGGTCCAAGACATGCAGGCCTACGGCTTCCACATGGACGACGTCTATCAGGGCTGGAACCTTTCGCCAGTGCTGAAGGAGATGGAAGGCCTCATGAAGGACGGCGTGGTGAACATAGGGAACAACGACCTCCTGCGGGTGCATCTGTTGGATGCGGCTCTGAAGCTGGAGGCCGAGACCAACAAGGTCAAACTGATAAAGGTCACACCGACAGCTCATATCGACGGCGTGGCAGCACTTTCCGACGCGTTCACGGTCCGGCAGAAATGGTACGCCGAGATCGGAGGGCAGCTGAGGAACGAGGGAAAATGACATGGGACTTTTTGACAAGCTATTCAGACCACAGAGGGAGCGGAAGGAGGCGAAGGAGTTCTTCAGGACTCTGACCGCCTACAGGCCCGTCTTCCACGACTGGAAAGGCGAGATCTACGAGAGCGAGCTGGTCCGTGCGGCGATTGACGCCCGGGCGAGGCACATCTCGAAGCTGAAGGTGGAGACCGTCGGAACGGCGAAGCCGGAACTGCAGAGGCTGCTCAGACTGGGGCCGAACCAGTTCCAGACGTGGAGCCAGTTCCTCTACAGGGTCTCGACCATTCTGGACGTGAACTCGACGGCCTTCGTCGTTCCCATCGTGGACAAGGACCTGAAGACCACCGGCTACTTCCCGGTCTTGCCGGAACGGGTGGAGATCATCGAGTTTCAGGGCGAGCCCTGGCTGAAGTATCGCTTCACGCATGGACAGGAGGCAGCCATCGAGGCGAAGTATTGTGCGATCCTCACGCGGTTCCAGTACAGGTCGGACTTTTTCGGCACAGGGAACCGTGCTCTGGACGAGACGATGGACCTGATCACCATCCAGCATCAGGGCATCAAGGAAGCCGCGAAGAACTCCGCCACCTACAGGTTCATGGCGAAGACGACGAACTTCACGACGCCGGACGACCTGAAGGAAGAGCGGAAGAGATTCAGCGAGCGGAACCTGAGCGCGGAAGCGGAAGGCGGAGGTCTGTTGCTGTTTCCGAATACCTACGCGGACATCAAGCAGTTGTCCGGGGACAATTACAGCCCGGATCCTGAACAGCTGGAGCAGATCCAGACCAACGTCTTCAACTACTTCGGCGTGAACGAGGACGTGCTCCAGAACAAAGCCTATGGCGACGCATGGAGCGCCTTTTATGAGGGCGCCATTGAGCCGTTCGCCATCCAGTTCTCGGAGACGATGACGAAGGCAGCCTTCACGGAGAACGAGCGGAGCCGAGGGAGCGAAATCATGCTGACCGCCAACCGGCTCCAGTATCTGAGCAATGCCGACAAGCTCAATGTGACGGCTCAGCTGACGGATCGCGGGATTTTCACGGTCAACGAGGCAAGAGAAGTCTTCAACCTTCCTCCGGTGGAAGGCGGAGACGTCAGAACCATCCGAGGCGAGTATAAGAACGCTGAGGAAATCAATGGAGGAAACAACGATGACGGAAACTAAAACCAAGCTCTTACGGAACTTCGAGTGCGAAGTCCGGGCGGAAGCAGATGACGACCGTGGCCAGTTCATCACCGGCCAGCCGGTCGTTTTTGATTCGCTCTATGACGTGTGGGGGATGTACGGCGAGACCATCGAGCGCGGCGCGCTGGATGACGCGGACCTGAAGGACGTCCGGTTCTTAATCAACCACAACACGGACATGATCCCGCTCGCCAGAAGCAGAAACAACAACGCGAACAGCACCATGCAGCTGGAGCGCGTGGAAGGTGGGCTGAACATCCGGGCGAACCTCGACACGGAGAACAACGAGACGGCGCGGAGCCTGTACTCGGCTGTCTCACGGGGCGACATCTCGGGAATGAGCTTCATGTTCACCGTCAAAGAGGACAGATGGACTGATCTGGATACCGATTATCCAGTTCGTCATATAACGGCCATCGACCGCATCTTCGAAGTGAGCGCGGTCATCTTCCCGGCATACGAAGACACCACCATCGAGGCAAGGGCAGACGCTCAGGCGCTGGAGAGCGCCCGGGCGGCACTGGAGAGTGAAAGAGCCAGAGCCGAGGCGGAGGAACGTGCCGCGAAGCAGGAGGCCATCAAGAACATTCTGGAGGGAAAGAAATGACCAGAGAAGAAATCATGGCAATGAGCGCTGAGGACGTGGAGACGCGTGCGGCCGCGATCATCACGGAGATGGAAGCGGAAGACGCAGATCTGGATGCGCTGAAAGCCGAGGCGGAAGCGATCAAGGAAAGACGCGCCGCCATCATCGAGGAGCGCAAGCAGGCGGCAGAGGCCGTTCTGAAGGGCGCTGGCAACACCATCGAAGAGAGAAAGGAAACGAAAATGACTACTGCTGAGATCAGAAAGAGCCCCGAGTATGTCGAGGCGTTTGCAAACTACATCAAGACCGGAGACGCGGCCGAGGTCCGCTCCCTGCTTTCGGAGAACGCGACCGGCGGCACCATCCCGGTCCCGGAGATCGTCGACAACATCATCCACACCGCATGGGAGCGTGACGAGATCATGTCCCGCGTGCGCCGCACCAGCCTGAAGGGCAACGTCAAGATCGGTGTCGAGACCGCCGCTGATCCCGCTGGCATCCACACCGAGGGCGCACGGAGCGGCCAGGGCTTCGTGGCAGAGGAAAACCTGACCATCACCATCGTGGAGATGGTTCCGGAGACCATCAAGAAGTGGATCACCTTCTCGGATGAGATCCTCGACATGAACGGCGAGGCGTTCCTGGACTACATTTATGACGAGATCACGCACCGCATCATCAAGAAGGCGGCTGACATGGTCGTGGCTGACATCGTGGCATCTGCCGGTGTGAGCGCTCCGGTCAAGAGCGCGACCGTGGCGGCCTCCGGCATCAAGGATGTCGTCAACGCCCTGTCTGCTCTGTCCGACGAGGCAGTGAGCCCGGTCATCATCATGAAGAAGGCATCCTATGCTTACTATCGCGGACTGGCGATGCAGGCGAGCTACGGCTTCGATCCGTTCGAGGGTCTGCCTGTCCTGTTCAACGACACTCTGGCGACCGCTGACGGCACCACCGCTGGCAACGTCATGATCGTGGGTGACCTTGAGAACGGTTACCGCGCGAACTTCCCGAACGGCTTCGAGCCCACCTTCAAGTATGACGACCTGTCCCTCGCGGAGGCAGACCTCGTCAAAGTCGTGGGCCGTCTGCCTATGGGTCACGCGGTCGTGTCGCCTAACCACTTCGCGGTGGTCGCTCAGGCGTGATGAAGGTAAAACTCATCCGCGACGCGGCAGTGAAGCTGCCCGCCGGGACAGTTATCGAAGTAGAGGAGCGCGAGGCTGAACGGCTTCGCGCTTTTGAGTTTGCTGTTCCGGACGAAGAGAAACCCAAGAAAAAAGCCGCCAAGAAATAAGCGGCAGGAGGAGAGACCATGACGGCCATCGAAGAGAAAGTAAAGCGGACCCTGCGGCTTATGAACGTGACCGCTTTTGACGAGGACATCACGGACCTCGTGAACGCGGCACTGCTCGACCTGGGCCTTGCCGGAGTGACGAACACAGAGGCGACAGACCCGCTCATCATCCGGGCGGTGGAGACCTACTGCAAACTGCACTTCGGAGAGCCAGAGGAAGCTGACCGCCTGAAAGCGTCCTATGACGAGCAGAAGGCTCAGCTGTCCATGGCGACAGGCTACACGACATGGGGGACGACGGAATGAACATGCAGACAGTGATCACGCTGAGAGCATCCACGACGGAGCAGGACGCCTATGGCGTCACTCGGATGGTGTGGACGACATCTGACGTCTATACCAGGGTCGAGAGCGTGTCCGCGTCTGAGTT